CTCAGTCGGGGAAGTGATGAGAGCCATTTCTATTAGCTTAGATTAAAGATCCACCGATTCCATCCTCAATCTCGTATGACGCCATGTCGGACACGAGTTTCTGGGCACCACAGAGACCACCTGGGGTGAGCGACTTGGTGTACGCACTTCCCTGCTTGCGACCGGGGGTACACTCAACCTTGTTCTCCAGATCAAAGATCGAGCCGGTGGACAAAGTCTTCACCTTGATTGGCCTGGGCTGGTACATACTCCTGTCTTGGAACATCATGAGAGCCACGATGATAAAAAAGAGGACACCGATCGATGTGATCGCGTTGCGGTTCGTCTTGTTGAGATTGAACATTTATTATAGGTGTATATTTTTTTAAAGTGCGTTAAAGGTAATTTTTTAGTTTCCATATAGAGAGTAGATGGACGAGGAAATCGTACTCGACCGTGGAACCACGAATATCATGAAACTGGATGCGGATGAACAGGCGCTCATGGATGAGATTCAGATTTCGGTACCCCGACCCAGGCCTGTGCCACGTCCGAGTCAGCCCATGCGTCAGCCACCACCTCAACAACATCAAGAGGCGATGGATGCATTTGTAAATCCGAATAAACAGTCAGCTCCTCAGCAACCCACTCAGGATGAAGAGGTTGATTATGGAGAAGATGAACCTACTTTTTACGACGATGAGCCCATGGGGCCCGGTCCCCAGGATGAGCAGCCCTCCAAGGGGTACACATCCGTTGACGAAGAGAAGGCTGACTTGATTAATAAGCTCGGGCGCCTGGAGAAGAAGGGGTTTGCTGTAAACAAGAGACTCAACGCGTACTCGAACGTAGAAGAGCTGAGATCTGAGGTGAAGCGTATCACGTATAGCATCGATGTGGAACAGTCTGTTCGTTTCTCTCGACGTATGCTCGTAGCGTGTGTGACTGGTCTGGAGTTTCTTAACAAGCGATACAACCCATTCGAGATTCAACTCGAGGGTTGGTCCGAGTCCGTGATGGAGAATGTCGATGACTATGATGGTGTCTTTGAGGAGTTGTATGTGAAGTATCGTTCCAAGGTAAGCGTCGCCCCCGAGGTGAAGCTCATCATGATGTTGGGTGGTTCGGCGATGATGTTCCACCTCACGAACAGTATGTTCAAGTCGGTGATGCCTAACATGAACGACGTGATGAAACAGAATCCCGACCTAGTGAAGAATATGATGGCGGCGGTTCAGAATACCACTCGGTCTCCCGAAGGCCCAGCGACTGAAGCTCCCGTAGGTGGAACGGGTAACTACGAGATGCAGGGCCCCGGTGTGGACATCTCAAGTCTGATGGGTGGTATCATGATGCCTCCACCACCCCCCATGAACACGACGATGGGTGGGGGTGCTCAGGAGAGTGTCGTGGATGATGATATGTCGGACATCATGTCGATCTCGGGTGACTCTACGGGGGGTGAAGTAAAAGAGGTGAATGTCAGCGGTTCCTCTAAACCCAAACGAACCAGGCGAAAGAAGAAGACGGAAATTAATCTCTAAATACTATATAAATGATAGCGTACTGTCCGCTGGAGGATTTGGAACCTCCGGTCAGGCCGAAGCAGCCTGTCGTAGAGTCCAAGACCGAAGAGGTGAAGCCTCTGATCGGTCGTGAAGAAACTGAATTGAATTATGTCATCATGGCTTTTATTGCCGGCGTCATCGTGCTCGCCGTCTCTGATACCATGAAGGCATAAATGTGCTATGTCTACCGCGGGGTTTTCCCTCGTAGTAGAATTAGTATGTGTACGTTTGAAGAGCCACACCCGAAAAATCATCTACACCATTTGTGTTTTGTGTATACAGTCCCAATAATCTCCCGTTTCTTGAAGATATGAGTTCGATGTGAATATCATACGAATATTGGCGATCACCAGTCGCGTCGTCAGGTGTGATGATGATCCCCTTCGTACCTGCGATTACATCGGAACTCCAAGGATAATCTGTGTCCCCACCGAAAAGGTTTTTCGTCCCCACGGCGATGACTTCATCGAGTACCGATGTACTCTCATCGTGTGTGCCACCCTGAACTTCCAGAACAAGTGTACTCATATCGCGGACAGATGAACTGTCGAGACGTCGTAAAATGGCGACAATCTTCGCATAGAAAGATCCATTCCCGAATCGTAACTGGATATCTTTACTCTTACCATCGATCCGAGTAAATGTTTTCGAATACCGTTTACAAGCCACTTCATTAGATCCCGAAATGAACCCACCACCCACATGAAGAGCGGTATTCGCTGTCGCACCACTGAGGTCGACGGCAACTTGGTTACCGAGATCAATCTTACCATCGATCGAGAGATCACCCGTGACTTCGAGGTTACTGTTAATGATTGTCTCGAAAGAGGATGGATTCACGTATACGTTACCGGAAACGTCCCCCAAGACGTTTGATGTACCACCGGATGTTTTGATTTCGATGATGGCGTTACTCGAAGTGGTACTCTCCACGCGGGCGACACCGTTGTAGACGTGGAAAGCTGTGTCAGGTGCGGACGTTCCCACACTGACGTTACCCGTGTGAGACACGTATAGACCATCCGCTTCAGCTTCGTTGTTCATGCCACCAACGACGATACCGTGGGTCGTTCCCGAAGCGGTGTATCCTCGCACATATCCACCGTACCCATCGTTCGTGTTCAGACGAATACCCGTCTTCGTGTTCGTTCCGGGACTTTCGAGTTTGAGAACATCTATGTCTGTCGTGACACCGGAATAAATATGAACATTCGCATTCGGTGCGTTTGTACCAAACCCAACAAGACCTTCATGTGTAAAGCGAGCATATTCGATGTCATTTTGTTTAAACACGATTGGTGATGTACCTAAACTATCAAACGTGTTGATGAGACCACCGGATGTGAAAATATCGAGATTACCGAACTTTAGTTTCTGTGTTTCACCAAACTCTACACCACCATTCACGAACAATGTCGTACCTGCATCGAGCGCTGCTTCTCGTAACGGGTTTGGGTCACCCATCATGATTTTACCATCGTTTCGTAAAAGCATCGAACGATCGAGATTTGTTCCACTTTCTATAGCCTGTTCAATCAAAGTACCCGTTATAGGTGTATTCGTGGAGTATATTTGGAACATGTGTTCAGCTGCGATGGACCTGATCCGATCGGGACCCGCACCCGAAGTCGAATCCGTTCCTTTAAAGAACACAACTTCGGATATACCATCATCCGCGTCATATAATCGCTCGCGCATAAATGAGTTACCGAATTCATCGTTGAGCACACCACCGAATGTGAGTTGGTTACCTATGACGACGTTACCGTTGACTTCGAGTTTACCTCGGGGTGCGTCCGTACCTATACCCACATTTCGATCACTGTCACTTATGTACATCGCTATGGCTGAAGAGTCGACAACCTGTTCATGATTCTGTGTAATTCTGAAATCGTTGTTATTTGCGACACCGAGTGACCAACCCGACCGGTTAGCACCATCACTCAAAATAAAACTGGAGAATGCATTTCCCTCAAGTGAATCAGCCTGTACTGTCATGATAGCGTCCCCATCTTCGTGATTGTGTACGAGTAAACCATTCGTTTCTGGGTTAGCTGTACCCGTACATTTAACTTCTAAATATGCGGTTGGCTGTGTATGACCAATACCAACCCGGCCATCTGCACGTAACGTCAATACTTCCGTTTCATCTGTGTATCTATCATCCGATAAGAATATATCGAGCTTAGATCTTGACTTGCCAACTTCTAAGTCGTATTTCCCCATTTTAAATGTTGCGCGCACACCATCACGTACAGATGTACCTTCACGACTTAGATGCATGATATTTTTTACATCCAGAGTACTATTACTTATCGCAGTCGTGTTAGAAACTGACATTGGTGTTCCGTTAACATCAAAGTTATTGTCGTATTGAATGGGTCCATTAACGATGACCGTTCCACCCGACGTATGAAGACGACCCTGGGGTGTGGTCGTACCTATACCCACATTGCTTGTCTCGAGTATGGTCATCTTTGGAACCCCCATCGTATCCGTGGTACTCGCATAAAAGTTGAGACCCTTTCCAGTACCCACGCGACTTTCAATCTTGGTCTGGGTTCCACTCACATCCGAAAACGCTTTCATGTAGTTCGTACCAGTACCCATCGTAAAGGCGTTACTTCCGATGACACGGACTGTGCCACCAACAGTGAGTTTATCCGTTGGGGCGGTGTTTGCAATACCAACATTACCCTCAGAAGAGACACGCATACGCTCAGTCTGTTTCGTCATGAATTGAATCAATTGGTGTGCCGGGTTAGACCGAGCACCAAACACGTTAATGAGTGAGGTATTCGACGCTACAGGTCCCGCAACGATTGTCACCGCATTTGAGGTCGTGTCGGGTCCATCCGTATCTGCGTGAATGAGGACGTTCGCCACAGACGTAATACCCGAATCACCTTCAACCTCGATGAAGTCTTGGACGCGAATCGACTCTGTGATGAGGCGTGATGTGACTGTATTTCCCACGACAGTCAGGGCATTACCACTGAATGCATTCGCGAATACGACGTCACCGATAGAGAGTGTATCAGTGGGTGACGAGTTCGCAACACCAGCGGGAAGTGCGCCCGTAGTTATAAGACCGTCGGTTTGTATGATGGAGTTTACTATGACAGGGATGGGTGCGTCG